TGCCGAAACAGCTTTGTTATACGCTCCATCGAGAATAAGGATTTTTTTCCCTGCGCCCGCCGTTATAGCCGCCTGTAGCTGTACTTCATCATTTGTGCCATCGCACCAATAGTCAGCTTGAACAGGACCAATAGTTGCGCCTGAAGGGTTATTTGTAGCAACAACAATTGTTGCGTATTTTTTCGGAGGCAATACATTACCTGCTGGCATTTATATCACCCCCACCCAGGACACGCCCTCGCCATTGACGGAGGAATCTATATAAATAGCGTTTGTGTTTACAAATTCAAGATCAGGTGAGCAGCCACCGGCTGGTAGAATCAATCCATGTGTAGAATCAACCGTCGAATCTCCGACGTAAATCAAGCCTGTATTGGTAGTATTGGCTATAATAGTGATTTTCTTATACACTTGATCGCCGCCGAGTGCTTCTGCCGTTCCTGCGGAAGCCACACTTTTTGACCCGCCTAATGGTGCATAACTGCCCGTTAGCTGTACAGGCATTACCCATTTTTCCAAAACTTCATCATAAATTAACGGGGTCCATCTGCCCAGACTGTCACGGTTTAAAGCTTGTCCGTATTGCAATTTTCGTACCTCCTTATATGCTTATTCCCCAGGTCACTCTTAAGTTGTTGGTACCGTCTGATTTAATCTTGATCTGCAGTGACGTTTTAAAGTTAAGTTCAAAAAGCGGGCTGATGTGGTCACCTGCCGCCGCAAAAGACGAGGCTTCGTACATTCCGGTAAACGGCCAACCAGGTAAGGGTAAAAGTAAATTACTGGCATCAAAATTTGCCACAGCGATACCGTATGAACTGCCGTCTATACTTACTTGTACCTCACCGCTATTTATCGTGTTTCCTGATGGGTTGTACAGATATATATAATTTAGCGCCCCCCTCCCGGCGACGCTTAAAGCCGTCTGCAAGGAATCCAGGGCCGTAGTATATGAGCTTGATGTAAACCCCTGTGGAGCTGTCTTGTCGGATATGTCTACAAGTAAGGCTAATGCTTCACTCATTTAACTCACCGCCTTTGTAATGCTGGTTATTGCCCCGTCTGTCCGGTTGACCGTGTAAACTATCGTCCTGCCACCGACAACCTTTATCAAGGATGATACAAGCCCACCGGTACGGTTAATTGCTATGGTCTCAACAGTGCTGCTATCGGTAGGGTCCTTTATGGTTATCCCAGTAACCAGGCCGCTTGTCCGGCTTACATAAACGCTCCTTGTGTCTATATCAATCGGCAGCGTCTTTACTTCCTGGGTGCTTTTGTTGTTGACACCTAAAAGCGCGTCAACGGTACCCTTTGTGGCTATATCGTCGGAGGCGCTGGGCGCCGCCACTTTTGCCCTGCCGCTTGCATCACGCAGGATAATCCTGTTTGCCATAGCCAGCGGCGTAGCATTGTGCGCCAGAGCCTGATTAACATGCCCGGCAAGCTGTGTGTCAAGCGTATCCATATTGCCGTTAAAATCATTTACGTTATAATTGTCAGACTGCGCCGGTTTTTTGAGCCCGTAATTAATTGTATAAGTTGCCGTATAAATCCCTCCTTAAATCCCAGCGGATAACTGGGCGTGAGTATAAGGTTGTAATTCCAGGTGTGTATAGGATGTCAACGCCCCGTGCGTGCCGCTTAGTACAAAACCGTCAAAATAACTCCGGGCGTTTTTTGAGTAATTGACCGCCTTTGTTAGTTTGGCTATCAGGACAGGATCTGCAATGTCCTCCGCCGTGGTTAGTACCCGGAAATGATATGGATCACCGCCATACTCAAACCATTCCTGCAGTTCCCCCCGATTAAGGTAACTGCTCAAAACCTGTTTAATCGCGTACGGCGTCCCGAGATGCATGTGTACCCGATCGCTGCTTTTTATCAGAGCCTTTTTGACCGCTATACTGGCCGTAGAATCGTACCATTCAATATGCAGTTCATAGGCCAGCTGATCAAGCACCTCCTCGGCAAGATAATCAACCCTTGCCAGGAGGATAACTTTATTGATCTGATTTGCTACCTGCTGGAGCAGCGGGCCGAGGACTGTGCACAAGGCTTGTGTCGTCGGGTCAACCTGCATGTAAGGCGTCTGCAGCCCTAAAAGGTCAAACTGAGTAAGCCGCTGTGTGCCTGTCCGGATGAGTACCTCGACAGGCATTTGACTGAGATACATACCGCCGGGCTTGATCAGCACTTCGACCGGTAATTGACTAAGCTTTTGGATGCCGTCTCCCGGCCCCGGCCCAGAACCTTCACCGGCCATGTTTAATAATTTTATTATTCGGTGCATCTAATCACCTACTCCATAAAGGCGCGTACTTTGTAATAGCCTGTCTGCTCTGGCGTAATACCGATATATGTGTCTCCTGCCTGCCAAATAGTGTTGTCATGGTATACCATTGAGCCGCTCCCGTCAGTTGAGTACAGGACATCAACGCGTTTTGGCGTAAATCCAAACCCGTGAGCAAAGTTTCGGCCCGAGCCTTCAGTACAGGCAGTCCAGGCGCTTTCGTATTCTGCCTCAAGCAGGTTTGTTGTGATTGATCCGACAGCGTTTAAAACATAAATTCTCCCGCCAAGTTTCCTCCGCAGTGGTATAGTAACGCTTGTAAAAGTATTTGCATCCGAATATATCTCTGCAAATAGTTCCGATCTTATGCCTTCGGAACAAGTATCAAAGATGTTAGATAAGCTATAGATACAAGCGCCAAACTGCCCGTATATTCCATAAGAGCAATTTTTATAAAGATTATAAGGCAGTTTTATGTAACCTGAGCCCATGCCCATTACGCCGCGGGTACAGTTATAGAAACTGCAATATTCTGCGCTCGATCTTGATATGTAATACTGTATTGCTTGGCCATTTGATTTTGTGTACCCGTCGAACCCGCAATATTTAAAATGCTGCGGGCTCTGCGTCCCGTATACGCCATATGTTTCAGTGGCCGCGCCTTTAAAGTAGCAGGACTGATGATCTGTCCTGTTGGCGTTTGCGGAATATGTTGCATACGTTGCGTGCGTCTCAAAATAGCAGCTGTCATGCAGGAGGACTATTCCATCTTCTGCACGCGTCCCGATGGTGCTGTTGATAATGTTAAGATTTTTTAAGGTTGCAACGATGGAGCCGCCCTTAGCATAGACGCAAGTACTTCTTGTGTTTTCCCCGTCTATGGTTGCAGCAGGTTCAAATATTTCGTAGGTAGATCCGATAGCCACATTTACGCCGGTATAAACGACATCCAGCGTATCAGCAGTATTTCCCATGATCGGAAAAACGTAATTGCTATACGTTCCGCTGGTAATTTTACAAAACTTGCCTTTGTGCTCGTCCGTGCCCCATGACTTTGCGCTATCGGTCAAATAATGATAACTGGCAGACCCGGTAAGCGTCCCTGTGTCCAGAGTGACCGTTGTTCCCACAATCTGTATCTGCTTATTTGAGACAATCAGTTTTTCGATAATGTAAACTATTTCCTTAAAAGACCCAGTGATGGTGATGGTTGCCCCATTGGACGTCGCCGGAATTTTATTAATGGCCGCCATAATAGTTTCTAGCGCAACTCCGGAGGTTAAGCCGTCGTTGTTGTCGTTGCCAGTTTCGCTGTTTACGTATAAATTTAATTGATCAGGTATTAAGATAAAAGGCGCCAGGGTATCCAAAAGGCTACCCCTTTGCAAAAGCCGGAGACTGCCCATTGCCTACACCTCACATCCGCTTATGGTTGCGGTCAGTTTGTCCGCCTCGTCAGCAATCGCCGACAGAAAATCACCCGCCGTGTCCATAACGACAAAAAGGTCACCAATTGACAGAGAATCACCGGCAGCTATCTTCGTCCCGGTCGGGATTATCCGGTTTGCGTTACCGGCAGACCCGCCGTTCGGGACGCAGGACAGGCCGAAGGTGTGATCTGCCGTGTCGGTATTGGCAACTATGATGTGCAGTATGATCCATTTCGTATCAGCCGGGACTCCCGCCAAGGTTGACTCGGATGCGGCAAGCTGCCCTTGATATAATTTCTTTGCATCAGCTAATAAATCAGCCACTTATATATCACCCCTAACTTTCAGCTTTTACGCCAAACTGGGCGGCATTTATTTCGTCTACTGTCCAGGGAAGCCCCGTTGCCGGGTTAACTTCCTGGATTTCCGGATAGTATTTATAATCTTCGTCTAATTCCTGGGCGGCCCCTTCATGATTCGCGGAGTGAGTTTTAGTCACGGTTTTAAATGTGCGTGTCTCCGAATCAATTTTTTTTATGTAAGGCAGCGGCTGGACGCCGAGAATTTTCCCGAAGGACCCGGTAAGTACCGCCGGGTACTCATAAAGATCAACCTGGGCCGCCGCAAGGGCCTTAACAAAAGTCTCGTCATCGTCCGGTCGAGAGCCCGAATCCTCATTAACACACTGATAATTATCACCGCTTGACGGCGTCCAATCGTTTGTATCACCGTTAGCCGCCGGCAGTAAGCAAGCTACCTGCCAGTCGCCAAGAAAATCGTTGTTATCTGAGCCAGCTAAATCAAGGGCGTATAAATTATCAAAGTATGTTGCGTTCTCAAGCCCATGCAGATTAATCCGGTTTGCGTAATCATTGACCGTTACCATCGTATTCCCCATGTATATAAAAATCGGAATACCGCTTTTTCTGATCTCTATCCAGCCCATTAGGCTATCAAAAGTAACTTTAAATTCTAGGTGACTCCATACCCCAGGAGCTGCGATATCTGCGTAGGAGTCGCCTATATGTGTTGATCCGCAATAGACATGTATTTTATGATCTACGCCCGGAGACATTTTGAAAGATACCTGCGCCGTGTCCTCGTCAAAGAATTGCAGAAACGGCAGGTCTGATAGGCTTCCATCTGCATAATCAAAATCAAAGCCGACAATCCAGGTATTTTTATCGTCAAGTATTTTAGTGACGCTTCCGGTGTCGTAAAGGTATAGTTTTCTTGAGGAGTTGCGCCCGCCTGCTATAGGTCCGGCAGGCTGGACAACGACATCCCATTTGCTTTCGAGGTGCTCACCGTCGTAATGGTCAAATCCGTACAAAAAGACGTAACATCTATTCCNANCCCCCGTACGTGATTAATACCGTATCCGCAGCGGCTACCTCATCAGCCTCAATCGTCGCATATGCCGGGACCGTCAGGTCTATCCGGCAGGCCCCCGCGTTAAGTATCAGCTGCCGTAGATAGTCCGGACTAATAGCCCGCCCTATTTTACCGCCCTGCCAAGCTTTATATTGGTCAACAGCTCCGTCCGTGTCTTCAATAGCTGCCCTGATGCTAGTTTCATTAGCCGAGTTATCCTCACTAATGTAATAGGTCAGTGTGATGTCGTATGATACCGGCGTGGGAGCTACGGCAGTGACCAAGTCAGTCAAGGGGCGCACCTTCTTATCATTACAGATTTCCAATACTTCCGCTAAAACACCAGCTGAAGGCAGTTCTCCGCCCTCCATTAATACCACGATTTCAACTTCGCCCGCTGCCGGGGAAACGACTGCGACGTCCTGTATTTCTGAGTTGGCGGTTTTCGCCCAGTAAATATACGCATCGGCAGGTCCGGCAGTGGAATACTTAGTCACGCTCTCCCGGATCCGCTCACGATATCCGGACCAGACATTTACCCCGTCATCGTCCGCCTCAATATCTGCGCCGCCGCTTGATGCGTCAGTATTGACCACACTGGCTTCATAGGCTATCGGATCAACAATCTGGTTGATCAGCCCGGCCGTAAAACCGTTGTAGATTTCCCCGGTGCCCGTACTTTCGGCCGCAGCGTCTCCGTATGTATCGCCGGCAGGTATGACCAAATCTGCCACAGTCGCAAAAAACAGATCCCCGTCAGGTGTGGCCCTGGTCCCCGCCGGTATCGTCACATCTACAGCCTGGACAGCAGACAGAGTAAATCGCAATGTAACGGAGGCTTTTTGTGCTGCAAGCCTGGGTGTATTGGTGCGCGCCCCGAGAGCGTCTAAAACCGTATCACGGGCATATTGGAGCAGGTTTTGATTTCCTGCGTCGTTGATTGCATTATAAAGAGCCACCAAAATGAGGGCTTGCTGCTCCAGAAAAATCCTGCGCTCGTCGCCCTGGTAGAGCGTTTCCCCTAGGGCTTCCTGAAATTGCAGGATAAGGCTGTTATATAGCGTCTGGGCGTTAACCGTCACAAACTCTATGCTCATATTTCAATCGCCACCTCAAAATCCATATTGCCATCATCGTCCAAGCCGGAAAAACTAACGCTTTTAACGGTTGCCCGTGGTTCGTACAGTTCAACAACCCGATAAATCTCAGCTGTATAAATCATGACCGCCTCATTCAAGGGCTTGTCTACTACTGCCGGATTAATGCCCCTGGTCCTGTCATAGCCCACAGCATAACGAAACGTCCTGATTAAGTTCAGGACGTTTTGAATAATTCGCTCGTTTCCCGTAGCATTCCAGTTCAGTACCGGGCTTGAGGTGCTGATTACGTATTCGGCCAAAGACATCACCTCTATTTCAATTGCGCTTTTTCTGATGCTGTTAATGTAGGTACTTTTATTTGCACTTTGCTCTTTCCGGTTCCGGAAGTGCTTTTCTCTGTTTTGCTGCCAGGCCTGACATACTCATCAAAACTCAGGCTAAGAGTCAGGGCCAGAAAATTGCCGTCGTTATCGATAACTCCTTCAGAAGCCTGCACATCAACCAACAGCCATTTGTTAGGTCTAAACGGTTTTCCCCCGAGAATAAACGGGTAGGCTACACCGGCATCTTTGACTTTCAGCCATTCCCCTAGCTGATTCCGGGGATTGACGCCAAGGTCTGCGCTAAGTCTTATTTTTATGCTCAGCGTATCCAGTCCCGGGCCTTTATTGTAGGTACTGGGCTTTTTTCCGGCAGCGTCCTGCTTCTCCGTTTCCAGGGTGGAGCCATACTGAAAATCGTTAAATGTGATTATCTTACTGCTTGTTACTACAAACATTTTGTTCCCAAAAACTGCTATCGCCATCAATGCCCACCTAGACTTTCGCTATGATTACGCCTCCCGATAGTTGCCCGGTGAAGAAAACTACAATTACTTCATCCCCGACTTCCAGTTCTCCCACGTGCGCAGCTTTTTGCAGGATCTTACTAACTACATCCTCCCGGTCGGGAAAGGTCACCCGGTAGCCGTCATCAATACTGGAAATTTTCCCTCTTAAAATCATTAGTACCCCTCCAACGGCTTCCTGAGTTTTAAGCCTGTCTTCCCGTCAACGAATTTATGCGTGACCTGGTAGGCAAAATATTTCCCGTCTGCCAGGCCGAAGCCGGTCAGCTGGACGGTGTTCCCTGCCGCTATTCCGGGATCAAATCGCAGCTGACATGATAAAGTTTTCTCAAGGCAGTTCTTGTCCCGGAGCAGCCCGGCTGCAAACCGTTTTCCCTCGCCGATGCCCCCGATAGCCAGATCATAATATTTCAGTGTCGGGCCGTATACGCCAGGAGCGATAAATTCACCCTGGGCGCCGTTGCCGATTATCTTACAAGAGCTGTATATTTCCGCTGACTTATCACGGTATAAAAAATCACCGTCAATGTCTTCGACGGTGATCTCCCTGGCTGTGTCAAGTCCCTCCATATATGAGTTACTGAAAAGTATCAGCTTTCCTCCGCTTACTTTCAACGCGTATCCTTCCAACAAGGCACGCCAGGCCAGGAACTTGAAATCGGCGTCGTTCTGATCTACCCGGCTATAATACTGATTTGTTATACCGTAGGTATCTACTGACAGCCCCCAACGGGAGGCAATCTCCTGGACCAACTCCAACAGCCTGATATTTTCCCAAGCCTTCACCCGGGAGGCCTTTGCTTCTTGCTTTATTGGTAAGGATCGCAGGATTATTTTTCCCCGTTGCTGCCAAATCTCATCAACATACATCAGTCCGGTATCAAATCCAGAGTCCTTAACCTGTACGGTGTGGTTTTTCTCTGGCTCCCAGCTGCTCCAATATCCTTTGGAATCATCCAGTATTAATTCAAGGCTATCCAGTTCCCCACCTGCATTATCGGCAAGGTCAGCCTGCCGTATGTCAATGTAATTGGTTATATCCTTGTCTTCGTAAAGCAATTGCATGACCGCTTACCTCTTCCAAGGCGGCAGAGTCGAAGCCGCCTCATCATCAATTACCGGCAGTTTCAGGACTGTTCCAGCAGGAAAAATTATTATCCCTAAATGATCGGGATTGACCTGCATGATTGCCGATGCTTTAAACTCGTCATTGTATTTTTTAAGCGCGATAATATCGAAGGTATCACCTTGTTTCGTTACATAGGTACTAGCCAAAGGACACCCTCTCCTTATCAGCAAAATACTGCTCTATCCAGGTTTTAAACTGCTCAAAAGACATAGCCAAGGCTTGCTTTACTTCCGGGCCAGTACCACCCTGAATTACCGGAGCGTAAGTAATAGTCACATCCCCTGAGCGGCCTTTTAGGATTTGTGTCGCCTGACTGAGCAGGCCCAGGCTCCGGGGTGTACGCTGCAGCGGGATAGCCATTTCTGGCCCCCGTTCAGCAAAGATTGACGCCTGGGTAGCAATGCCGCCAAGAGCGAACTTAGGCAACGGGATCAGGGGTATGTTTAAAGCCTTTCCGCCATATTTAGGTATCCAATCAGGTATTTTAACGCCGTTTATGGACTGGATTACGGCATTTATCTGACTAATCATGAGACTTATAGGCAACAAGAGATAGTTCCCGAGCCCTTTAAATATGTTACTAAATATTTCCTTGACGCCTTTCCATGCCTTTGACCAGTTGCCGGTAAACACACCCGTTATAAAATCCAGAAGGCCCCCAAGTATGCCTAATACATTTTTTATTACCGGCCAAAGCGCATTAAAAGCTCCGGCAAAAAAATATACGATATACTTACCCACTACTTTTAACACGGGGGATATTGCCTTTAATGTGTCGCTAAACTTACCGAGTATAGGTATAAAGGCTTTTCCAAGTTGTAATAAAATTGGCTGCAGTTTTTGAAAAAGCAATAGTAAAAACGGACCGACTACGTCCCAAACCGTCTTGATAATATCCATAATTCCTTTACCAACTTGCTGCAATATCGGTATAAACGGCTGGACATACTGCATTAACTCCTGAAAACCTTTATTTTCGCCTAGATTATTCAGCCCGCCAAAGACCTTGTCGGTCATTTTGACAATACCGCCTGCAATACGACTGAAAATATTGGTCTTTTTACCCGTGTCATCGATAAACTTCCCGAATGCGTTGCTGGCATAGGTAAAAGACTGCCGTAGTGTCACAGGCATTTTCTTAAAATTTTCGTCTATAGCAACTGACTGCGATTGCAGTGCCTTGATAATAATGTCAGCCGTCAATTCTCCGTCTGCACCTAACTGCTTAAGGTCTCCCGTTGCTACTCCCAACCCTGTAGCCATAGCCTTTGCCAAATAGGGAGCGTTCTCCAGGATTGACCGCAGCTCATCACCCTGCAGCCTGCCGGAGGCCAGGGCTTGGCTGAACTGCATTATAGCAGCCTCGTTCTGCTGGGTAGTGCCACCGCCGACAATTAACGCTTTATTGACCAACTCAGTGAGCTTTAAAACATCATCGTTGGCAAGTCCTAGTTGCTTGGCGTTCATAGCAACTTTGGCGTACAGATCTCCTGTAGCTTCGTAGGACTGCCGCGTCTTTTGGGATATTTCATACAGCTTATTTAGGGATTCCTGCTGCTGCTGGACGCTGTCAGTTACCAGGGATACCCTTGACCGGACGGTTGTCCAGGCGTCGGCTACTTCAACAATCTTTTGGACGCCAATAACAGCGGCTAAAGTACCCGCCAGAGCTGCAGCCTGCCCAAGTATAAGGCTTTTTGCCGATGCTGATACTTTGTTTAACCTGCTGGCCGATTTTTCAGCTGTCTGGGCCAGTTTCTGAGTTTGGCCTGCCGCTCTTGTCAGAGCCAGCTGCAGGGAGGGATCAACTTTCCCGGCCAGAGTAATTAACGCTCTTAGTTCTTTAGTTGTGGCCACCGACTCCGGCCTCCTTTTTCATCCGCTTAGCCTCTTCGCACAGCGTTTCGTAAAGCTCAATAAAATCAATAATCGGCAAAGCATAACAATACTCTGCCGATGTCGAAGTCATTAGCGTTACCTGTGCTATTGCTCTTTTCAGGTAATCGTCGGGGACTGTCCCGCCGATTCGATGTAGAAAAAATCTCGGGCCAGAGCTCCCCCTTTTTGAGCATCTTTGGCCGATATCCTCAATACGTCGGTGATGTCTATACCGGGATCAGCTTTGTTGACGGCTCCGGCAAAAAGATACAGGTGATAGTCTGAGTCAAGTTCCTCAACTGATACCAATACTCCGTCAGATTTAATCCTTTTACCGACGTTAATTTTATCCCTGGCCGTCATGTTCTCGAAGTCATACGGGAGTTCAGTTACTTCCTGCCCGTTGATCATGATCGGTTTTGTAAGTGGTAATTTTTCAGGCATAAGTTTTTCCTCCAAAAATTAAGCTGCCCCGGTTAAAGGGCAGCCTTTATTGACGCCATGTAGTCGACGCCGTTGACCACGTACTGGTATTTGAATTTGTCGATCAGCAGCGTTTCTACGCCTTCAATCACCTGCCGGTACCGAAGGACTTCAAACTCTATACTGCCGTCCATGGTCGCCCCCTGCTCAACCTTGCCGGGGCCATATTTTTTGAGCACGCCGGTTATAAATATTTTTGCGCCGGCAGGGATTACCGAACCGTCAGCCTGGACAACATCACGCACGAACCTAAGTTCAAGGCTCTGCTTCCCAGTCTTGGCAAGAGCGGTTGATTTTTTGTTAATTGCCCGAGAGTTAATCACAAATGTCAGGGCATTTATCTGTCCCGGTGAGGGCATGTCGACGGTGCCTAATATCCCAGCGCCTTTTACCTCAGTGGTGCCAAACTCCACGGAAGGCAGCTCACAGGATACGTTGTCGTCGATTTCTACGCTGTCAGCTAAGAGCTTATGCGCAATTACATTCCCGGGATATAATCATGCCTCTTCACCTCCAAACAGGGTATCAATGCCTTTTGTGGTGTAGGATATTTTAGCCGTCAGGCTCTTGCCTGGAGGCGCCGGTGTATTAGCTACATCAAAGACAAAATCACCCTCAACGATGTCGCTTGTCGGGTTGCTGGTCTCGTTAAAAAACTGATCGTCCCGTAGATCAGCGCCCCTTGTGCAATCAGCCCGTCAAGGTACTCCTGAAAGTCATTCAGGATAGTATCTACCCGCGCCCGGTTCATCGGCATGTCTACCAGGANGCCATAATTGACCTGGAACTGGTTCATCAGGTGGTAGAGCATCCGGACGTTAGAATCAAACTTGTCTTTCGGGTCCATATCGGCGCCGTAGGTATATGCCCCCGTATGTGGTCCCCAAAGCCGCCATTTGCCCCCCCAGTATATGCAGGTTTTTATTCCGGCGGCGTTAAGCTCATTGGCCTGGGCCTGGTCATAGACCATATCGTCACCACTAGCCAAAACCAGCCCTGTTATGTCCACCTGCTTGTTGCTGGGTGATTCAAACGGCACATTATCGTTGTTGTAATCAACCCACTGCATGGTAACCGTGGTCAGGGTTGACAAATGGAACACACGTTCCCCGTTCTTAGCCAGCGGCCAGCAGGGAGATTCCCCGGCGCCATCATATCCGTTTGTCGCCTTCCAGGTTATGGCCTCGGCCAGGGTATCCGCTCCGCCAACGGCTGCTGTATCAATATTTGAGTTAACCCAGGCGTACCAGTGCCCATTAATTTTCTGGCTTGCTGCCTTTAAAGCTGCGTCAACGTCGGGATCGTGGCTCCAGCCGGGAGCGTCCATGATCGTCGGTATCATGTTATGTGTCAGGTACACAAGGTCAACTGCACTTATGCCGGTCTTGACCGTACCTGTAGCCCCGCCGATCACGTCGTCCGCATCAACCTCATCCGGTGCTGCTTCGTCAAACGTAACCGTCGCAGGTGAGGAAACGGTTGTTAAAACTGTTATGAGGACTTGGCTTCCATCGGCGGTATATTCTGCCGTATAGTCAGTGCCGTTAACTTTTCCGGATATTGCAACCGTTTTTAAGATCACTTTATCGTTGTCGATATAGCCTTTGCCGTTTGTCAGGGTTACGCTTTCCGACTGATCGGCTGTTTGATGCGTATCCGGATCTAAGACATTGATCAGCACGATAGGGCCAATCGGCTGAATGTCGTTTTTGAAGTGCGCGTATATTGCTTCACAAAGGTCAAAATCGGCCCAGTTATCATCATTGTAGCCGCATTTCGAGACTGCATCGTTGAAGCTGGATACAAGGATCGGCTGATTAATCTTGTCGCTGTAATCCGCCAGCTGGTGGACCGGCAGCCGGCCAAAATACACCGGTAATGTCGATACGCCCGAAGGCGGAACAAAGTCTTTAGTGGCAAGTAAATCAGCAAATGCGCCGTGTTTGTATGGCATTATCTGACCACCTTCCTATAGGTATTCCTTCACGATTTCCGAGGGTGGATAACTCCGCCCCCCGGTCGAAAATGTAATCCATCCGTACCAGTACGGATAAGGCTGTTCCTGGTACATCCCCCACTTTACAGGGGGAGAAACGATTCTATTTTTCAGCAGTTCCGCCTTTGTCCTGTCGATCAGGTTCAGCAGGTCAAGGTACCCCTGAAAATCAGGGGTGTATTTAACGCAGTCCTCGTCTGGCTCATGCAGGCCAGGGCTGAATACTGCTGCTGAAATCCGGATATTGTATTGGCCTTCTTCTCCGTCGTCTGCAGCCTCATCCATCCCTACAATCAAGCAAGGAATAGCTGAATCCATCCCTTCAGGTAAATAGCCATTCGGGGGTATCCAGCCAATAAAGACGTTTGGATTAGCCAGATCATACGCCTGGACATTTTTATCATTCGACTGCTGAAGCAGTATTTCAGGAGATACTTTTGCCAATAAAAAATCCCGGATTTCCTCCAGGACTGCAACGGTTGACATATTGTTTACCTCTTTGGTATTTTTATTTTGGTCATCCGGTAAATAATTTCGTGTTCCAATCGTTCTGAGAGCTTATTATTTGCCGCCTCCTGAATCTGATCGACCACTTTTTTGATAGTGACCATCTGAGGGACGGATAACGTATACAAAGGCTTAATCGGCAGTCCGCTTTTTGCCCAGCCGGACAAAGACGTTATACTGGATTTTACCCTCAGACTTTGGCCCCGGTTGATGCAATGAAAGGCTAGGGGCTTGGTTGTTATCGCCTTCCTGCCTTCCCCTCTTTTGATCGCAACTTTTACCGCATATTTGCCCTTCCTGGGTTTCATTGGTGAATGCGGGAACCGGGCCAGCGTCAAGGTGCGGCCAACAATCAGCAGGCCCATATTCCGTATACGATTCCCGCTACTCTTACCGTCCGGCTTATATAAGCTTTTTACGAAACTGCTCTTGACTGAGTATTCTTTGCTGACTAACTGAGCCGTTTTTGCCTTGACATGATCCATAGTCCTGGTCAGTGCCGCATAAGTGGCCTCGGATAATTCGCTTTCAAAGCCTTTCAGCTCTTTTACCAGCCGGTCAATCTGTTTGGTGTCCAAGTATATCGTGCCTTTTGTCACGGCTAATACCCCCGGTTCTGCCCCAGGATGATTTCATAGACGCCCATGTCCTCTTTACAATCGATGACGTACATCTGCCGGCCGTCAAAAATTTGAGGAGTGCCCTCTTCAGGACGCTCCCCAAAATCTTCAGCCTTTACGTAGTACAAAATCTCACCTATGCTGATGCCGTCATATTCGCTGCCGTATTCTGCCTGTGTCCGTTTTTTTAGCTGGTCCCTGTCAATAACCACGGAGAGCATGCGGCCGTCAATTACATGTTCCTCCGCAAACTCATCCAGGTTAACAAAGACATCCAGATCCTCAGCTATCTGGTCTTTGAACCCGGCCATGTTACATCCATTCCAAGGTCACTGTGATGGTACCTAGTGCGTAAGACGTTGCAGCCCCAGAAGCAAGCTTCAAACAGAGCGCGTCACCGGCCACAAGCTCTTCTTTGCCGTCGCTGACAGCATCTTTGCTTACAGGTGTGTTTGCAGCACTGGTTAAGTCCCAAGCAGCCGCCAGTACAACGTCACCGGCGCCGGGAGCTTCTCCGGTGTTCAGCTTCTCAATTGTCAGGGTACCGGCCTGGCCGGCTACGGTTACATGACGTTCATATGCACTGATAACTTTGCAAGGAGCAGGAGCAATGAAGAAGGTCTTGGCGACATCAGCAGCCGCCACCTGGGGATACCCTACCGTAAACCGGGATCCCTTGACAAACTGCCCGGCCGCTTCAATAGCCGAGCCGTCAAGCTTCACTTTTGCAGTCGTACCGGCTGTTAGTTTAGCTTCTACACATATTCCGGCAGGTGTATTTTCTGCTGATACCTTCGTAAGTTCCTCATTCGTAGCATCCCAGAAAAGCCGGTCACCTACGGCGAACGCCACAGAATTTATTGCCGCCAGCTCCCAAACACCCTCCAGGTGCACCGAGCCTGTAGCGGATGCGGCAATCGCTTCACCGGCGATACCGATACCATTTGTCAGCGGAACGACATCGCCGTAAGCAATAGCAGAGCCGCCGTTTACATAGTCAATTGTTTTACCATCTTGCACGAACATATGTTCTTATCCTCCTTGATTAGTTTATCTTATCCGGCTTTAGGACGCAGCCTTGCCGGGGTTGCAGTACAGACCACGGTAGTCAATCACGGTCACACCGTAGTCGATAAAGATGCGCCACTTGATCCCGAGGAAGTCAAAACCGACCTGGCTTTCAAGCTTCGGCATGTCATTGCCGTTGAGAAAGGCCACTTCGATTGTGTCGATGTCTCCGGGAGCAGCCGCCAGGTACCAAGCGTATTCGTGGGTCGTATCGATCTCAGCGTCAACGACAAGGGATAGAGCGTTCCGGAATACGTTAGCAACGCCGGAATGGTCCCCAGCCGGATCGGCAATTGACCACAGGAACTGTTGAGAATCAGTTTCTAGGGCCGCCGGCACCAGCAGGAACGAAGGCGCGATGTTCAGCGTTTCCAGTCCACGAAGGTTTGTCTGCTTCCTCATAGCCGTGCGTCCGGCACTGACTGTACTTGTCCCGATGTAATCCCCGGTACCCGCAAGGTTGCCGTGGTCAGTATGAAAAAGGGCCTTGGTGTCGTATATCGTGACATTATCATTAAGCTGCTTATAGACCAGCTTGTTAATGCCGCGGGCAGAGGCCCTGACATAAGCTTCCGGTACTCTGACCAACATCCCAAGGTCGTCGTTGATCAACGCCTGCCGGGTAAATCCCCAGCTGCGTCCAAACGTAGCCAGGATACGCGAAACGCCCTGGTCCTGTACTCCATCGAACTTGAACTCACCGGATTGCGTCATTTCTTCCAGCTCACCGGCTTCAGAGATTTGATATATTTTTGTCGCCTTAAAGTCTACGAGACTTCCCCGACTCGTCCATGCCTGGTAAGTTGTGGCCGCTGCCCGGTATGCCTGTGCCATGGATTTATTGACTGTGTTATCCAAAATACCGGAAAACTGGCTATCAGGAGTCAGTGCCTCACGGAAAAGTGCATCATCATCCAGCCAGTGAGCGTTAGCCCTGCCTTTGCGTAAAACACAATCAACGGCCAGGTCACGCAGCCGCATACCCCGCAGGTCAGTTGCTCCGGGAGCGGGTTTTTCGATTACTTTACCAGCACGCAGGAGAATGCCGTCGGACGCTGCCGCCCTGAACTTGTCAGCCTCTTCTCTTACAACGCTAACCACGACAGGACCTTTATCCCTCGTCAGTTTTTCGATTACCGCAGCCCTGACCGTATCAATGCCAGCGCCGCTGTCGATATGGTCTTTGGGATCAATCTCGAACTCCCGGCACAGGGCAGTGATGTCACTTACCCGTTGCCTTTCAGCCTTAACCGCTCTGTCGGTGTCGGACTGGGCTGTAATCTCTCTTTCCTCGTCTGCAATCGCTACTTTCAGGGTATCAATGTCCCGCTGCAGCCCGTCAAATTCCGTCTGCTCTTCTGCAGACATATCACGGCCTGCAGCTTTGGCGCTGTTTATGATCTCCTGCTGCCTTGCTAATTTCCTTTTGAGCTCTTCTTTCTTGTTCACTTTTCAACCCCCTATAGATAGTTTTTATTGACTTGTAGTTGCCTCTGAGCGAGGCTAATAAAATAAGCGCCTGTTTCGGCGCTTTGTTCTGTTTCAGCCTGTTCCGCTCCCCTGCCCGGCCCGACCGTGGGATCTGCCGGAACAGGTTCAATACTTATCTCAATCGGCTCCCACTTCAGGGCCACATATGCGGGGCCTACGAATCTGCCGTTACTTGACGTTTTGCCGGGCATTACTTCTTCCCAGCTGTCGACACTGTAGCCGAAGGATACGCCTTTGATTGAGCCGCCAAGAAGCTTATCCCGTACCTTTTGGCTGTCCTCATCTCCGTCAAATTCAATCACAGCCCTTCCTTTGCGCTGTTCAATATCCAGCCAGGCTTTTTCGATACGGGCAATAGGCATTTTGCCATGTTTGACATCCCGGCCATGAGCGAACAGGACAGTTCCGACAGTCATTAACCTGTCGAAGTTAACGGCGCCAGCTTCATGAGTGAGTATTTCGGAGCCGAACCACCTGGGGACGGCATACTCTGAAGAGAACGACAACTCAACTTGATTCGGATTTTCTTCAACTGCTCGAAACTCAATCGCCGCTGTTCTGGGTTCCTGTATCCCCGCTTTGGGTTTGTTGCGCTGTGGCATTTTGTGCACCACCTCCCGTCTGCCCTGAAATATCTAAGCCCAGCTCCTTGGCCATGTCCATTTCTGCCGCCCTTTGTTTCAAGACATCCCGCCAATCCTCTCCACGTTCGGCGCACAACCTGGCAAGCGTATCCTGTCCAGTCTGCAAGGCTTTGGTATTGGCGTTAACCTCTTTGAGCGGGTCGATCCAACTCCACCCCGGAGGTATCCAAACATGCTTTAAATACCTCCGCTTGTCCTGCCAGAAATCCGGAATTACAAGTTGGCCGGCAAGTACAGCCGATATAACAAACTCGGTGTATACCTCCATGCAAAAATGGTCGATTAAAAACTGCTGCCAGATAGCGTAAGTCCGCTGGTCTTCAAGCAGCCCCTGCCGGGCACTGCTGTAATTGACCTGCGACATATCCCTGGAAGCGGCTTCGTATGATATTCCCAGTCCAGCGGCTGCAAGTCTCTGCTGTGTCGATATAAAATCTTTTGCGCTTGTAGCCTGTCCTGAAGGAGTAACCGCTGTTATGCTCTCCCCAGGCTGCAGTTCTCTGATCATCCCCGGGGACATGGTCTGCTGCTGGTACCCGCTTTGGGTGTCGGTTGACCCACTATGTATTCCCCTGCCCGTATTTCCGGATGGGCTCTGCTTCGTGATAAACACTGACAGGCAGGCCAGGATCCTTTCTTTTACACTCACGGCCTCAACAAACTCGTTTACGTCCCGGACCCTGGGAGCTGTCCTTGCCAAAGGAGACATCTCCCGGATCTGTGTCGGTCTGTTTTTCTGCCACAGAAATATTATCCGCTGCGCCTCTACCCGTTCTGATTGGCCTGTCCAAAAGCCGTCCGGTGTATATTTTTTCAGCCAATAGGCTAAGGGCTTGTTATACTCGTCAAGCTCTATCCCGTTCCAAACTCGGTTCCTCCCCAAACCAGGGAGGTAATTGATTGATGTATCCAGCTCGTCAACTTCCCTGGGCTGCAAGCTAAACGGTACGGTGCTGCCTTTTGTATAGGCCTTGACAAACATGATCCCGCCGTCAACCAACAGGCGCCGTATTGCCATACGCTGCATTTCGGCAAAGGACTGCAGACCTGCCACATCACAGTTTCTAGCCCGGCACCACTCACCCCAAAGGTCTTCAATCTGCTGGTTCAATTCATCGTTGTCAGTAGTGCCGTCAGGGTTTTTAATTTTTGCCTGGACCTTTATCCCCGTACCGACTACATTGCGTTCAAGCGGCCCGATAATGGCCTCGGCAACATCACTGTTCCGTTCGAGGTCCCTCGCTCTGGCCCGGATAATATCCCGCTGTGGCTGATCCGTCTGTTCAGCTGTAGCGTTTACCGGCGTCCAGCCGGCGTTTAGCCTGCCGCTGTCTCCGGAATCATAAAAGCCCCTCATGGCTTGTCTCCAGGCATTGCGTCGGTATCCCCATGAAGGGCTTACAAATCCTATTGCTCTATCTAACCAATTCAAATAGTCATCACCTCCGATCAAACGTAGCGACTACTGTTGTATATCCAAGTGCTTCAGCCAGTGCAGTTTCAAGCCGCTTCCGCTCTTGAAACAAAACTTGTAAGTCCGGCCTTCTTAAGCGCCTGCTGCCGATGCTGTATTCCTGAGCTCCGCCCAGTATTGCGGCAATTGCCGCGTTGACCTGGTCGAGCTGTTCTTGTGTCGTCATTTCAACCACTCACCTTTCTGTGGCGGCAGCCACGGCTTGCCGGCGCTGATCCCCTCCGGAACTCCTTCCGGCTGCCTCGGTTGCGGAACTATTTCGGGTTGCTGAAGATATCTGACGTGCAGCAAGTCAGCAGCCAGAGCCGCGTAAACTTCGGCATCAAGGTAATGGTTGGCAGCATGACTGCTTTTCGGCCGCCATACCTCAACCTGCCGGCCGCCTTTTTTCTCCAGGACCTTTTCTTCAGCGCATATCTGTTCAGCGTAGTCACGGTCGCAACCTTGAAAAACCATCCAGGAGCCCGGACCATTCGGACGGTTAAGCCGGCCGGCAATCATATCCTTGTACTGGCCGCCGTCAACCAGGTACAGCCTCAAGCCATACGCCTTACTATCCGTCTTGTCAATCGTTGTAACCTTGTACCTGGACAGCAGGGGATTTGACGAGCCCTTAACCGGTACTGCCCACTCCTGATTGATAGCGCAGAAATCATAAACTTCATCAGTGCGGTCACCCGAGTCGACCGCACAAAGATTTACCTGATAATCCTTTCCATCCCTACCTTTGTATGGCAGGTTCATAATGTATTCGACTTCGTCCCAAGTTTCGGCCATGCCGTGGGCTATGTTCCAGCTGGTCATTGATGCGCCCCAGGCACGAATCGTATAGTAAAAACAATTCTTCTGGACATCGACGCCGGCCGTTATCAGTAGTGTTCCGTCCGGGACTGTCCCGTCTTCATAGACGCTCTGCCGCTCCAGGACCTTGTCAGAGTTCATTTTAACTTCCGTGTTTTCCCAGGGCTCAGCAAGCCACGAATTTACAAAGTTCATAAGCAACTCCGGAAAGTCTTTTGACTTAACGAACTCATAGGCCACATCACCGAAACGCACCCAAGGGGAATATATAGCATTGAGATGAAACGCCGTCTTTCTTGTCCCGTTGTTCCGTTCAAACTGCCATTTACCGGCTTTGATCATGCCCGGCTTATGCCCGTCGGTGATGATCCCCCGGCACTGCTCACACTCATAATGAGCCGTAGCCTGTACAGCCTCCGGGGTCTTGGCAGTTTTGGGCCATTTTATCTGTTTAAATCTCAGCGTCTGGCTATGGCCGCAGTGCGGGCAGGGAACATAAAAACGCAGCTGGCTATCAGCTGCTTCCCATTCTTGCCAAATTGGCCCGGTCTTTCTTGTCGGTGTTGAGGTCTGGAAAATTTTCTTATTATGCGCAAAAGTTTTCGTCCGCTCACGGGCTAAGCTCCGCGGGTCAGCCTCCTTGCCGGCGTTAGTCGGAAATTTATCCACCTCATCGAAGAGCAGGTACCGGATCGGCCTGGAGGCCAGAGACGCCGGAGAGTTGGCGCCGGATAAAACGACGTACATTCCATCGAACTGTAACTCAAGGATCTTGCTATCCCTGTCCTGGTATCGTTCTCTCAAAACAGGGCATAGGTTAATCATCGGCTGCACCCGGTTCTTACTGGTAAACTCAGCCAGGTCAAGCGTAGGATATACAAATAATGTTGGACTTGGGTCCTGGCCTATGATATAACCCAAAATATTATTAAGACTCTCTGTTCCCCCTGTCTGGGTAGGCTTACAAAAAATTATCTCTTCTATATCTGGGTCAGTAAAAGCGTCCATTATGCCCTGAAGGTATGGCGTCCGCATTGTTCGCCACTGACCGGGCTCTGCTGAGGTCTTAGCGTCCAATACCCGATATTTATCAGCCCACTCCGAAACCGTGAGTTGTTCGGGAGGTCTTAATACTATCAGGGCATCGCTTATACATGCAGACCATTCAACTGGTTGTTTTTTTCTTCGGCGCCTTGTAGACGCCGTTGATGCTAATCTGCCCGAGGGCATCAAGTGTCAACTCCGTTATCATCTTTTCAATCCTCCTGGCTGTTACCGGATCGACAAAGGGAGAAATTTCAGTCGTTACCCGGCGACTATATCCCAGCATAGACCTCCGTAGGACAACAAAAAACCGCTTGAGTTCAGCGGTAATTTCCTCCTTCGGTATGTACTCACCTCGGGCAATAGCGTTTTCAAAAGCTGCCTCTTCTGATTTCTGCTTCTTGAGTTCAGCCTCATACTTGAGCTTCTTCAGGGCAAACGATGATTCAGCGGCCTGTTCTTCGTCGATTATCTTTGTACCGCCGATCAATCCCCGCCATCGGAGAATATCCCATAACGGCCACCAACCTCGGGCAGCCTTCGGGCAGCCCTTCGGCTCCCAATCGGCAGTGAGCGTTTTCCGGTTGATTCCGAGCTGCTTACACAGTTCACCAGTGGTTATGCAAAATTTGTCTTTTATGGTTTTATATTCTTCATTCATATTAGTAAACNCCTATTTACTATCGTTACTAAGTTACTGGTAATTACTGGAATATATCGGGTGGAAAAGCGGGCCTCGCAAGACC